AGTATGACAAATTGGGTTGACTCGGGGAGTCAACTTATCCTAACGCCAAGGTAGGCGCCCCCCGGATCGGTTCCGGGGACAGGACCCAAGAGCTGGTGTCTAACCAGTTCTGAGGAACTTTGTTGTTCAATCAACAAGGGATCTCACTCCCAACAACAGTCGTTCATACAAGGAAAGATCACTACCCCTTTAAGGTAATGATCGATCCCCTCCCCATTTCGGTGGAGTAAAGTAAGACGACCCGAAGCTGTTTCATGTCGAACAAAGCTCAACAAAGCTAGTTGTAGCCAGTATGGTTGCAAGATTATGAAATTTGCAAGCCCGCACATCCCTTTCCTAACAAACTGTGCCCAATAGGGTCAGGTGTAAGAAAGGGGAAAGCAAAGGGCAATTCAAGCACCTTAAGCCAATGAAATTAGCAGAGTAGCCGTGCCAGTCACATACGTGAGGGCACCAGCAGCACCTGCTAAATTCAAAACTATGGAGAATGTCGTCGTGCCATCACAGGTTACTATCCCATCAATTGGGAGACAGTAAGCCTGTTGAACGGCAGCGCCGGAGAATCCTGTGAAATAAGATGTTTGTCCAGTGTTAACCCCATCTTGGTAGATATAACAGGAAGCAGAAAAGGCTTCTTGTGTATCGTCCTGGACGGAGATATGACCTTGAATACGGTAACAGCCAGCAGGGGGTGTAAATATCCCCGCAGCGCAGTCGCCAATGTTCAGTGGATCATAATCGGTAACACTGAAGTTAAATGGTGTTAGAGTGGCGGTTGTTATTGTGAGGGCTGTGTCCCGAGAGAACTCGGAAGTACGGGTCGGGCCTAAAGCCTGACTGACCGTGCTTTGTGGAACAAAGAATTCCACGTCATAGTCGACCCACAATTTTCCGATGCCATCTGAGCTGTCTTCACCGACAACACAGATGAACAATCGTCCACCGTCGTAAACTGATTTGTCTCCAGCCACGTTCACAGAACGGATCTGCTTTCGCGGTCCGATTGGGAACATGGAGGAGGTATCAAGCTTACACTCTAAATTACGCCAAACAACGTCTTCCACAGCATCTTGCGTGTTGCTTGCTTCTTGTTCGGTAACGGGAGGTGTCTCATTTGGATTATAATCCGGAGACAGAATCACGCTACCTTTCTCACTGGTGGAGGTACGGGTTACATAGCGGAAACATAATCGATGAAATCGATATTGTTGCCACTGTTTTGCCTCAACCGACAACCAGGGAAAAGAAGCAGCCAAGCCAGGCTGGATGACAAACTTCTGTGACGAGTCAAAGTTAACGCTTCCGTTAACTGACGCCACAAGTTCCGAGTTGCGTACTCGGTGGCTTCGTTGCCTTCCAGAATTAGGGAATTCCTGCTTCTGAGAATAGGCAACGGGAGCGCTACCCGAAGGTAGCCTGGATGATTGCTTTCGTTTCCTGTCGCTCATCCGACGACGGGAACGTTGGTTCTGAATCAGAGACATTTTATGAGTTAAAATGTTGACCTGATATGGGATCCTTCCAGATCAAGGAAGGACTATACATCCATCAGTAACCTCCTGACGATCAGGAGGGTGCGCCGTGTAGTCTCTCGGCATTTTGTTTAGCACGGAAGTATTAAGTTTCTTCGATTCTTAAGAAACACCGTTTTGGGCAATTATGCTGATGAACCCCATGGCAGTTTAACGACATACCGGTCGCAGAGTCTCCATTTGGAATTATGGAGATTGGCGAGGGCAGGAACCTAGTAGACGCGGGTCCGAAATCCGCGTTCTTTAAAAGGAACCATTACGCCACGTATGTCATTCATAGGAGGGCAGGAAGGTACGCCGTAAGCGATCAAAGCCGCGTTCCACCAACGGATTAATCCGTCGCGGGACATGGGCTTAAATCGGTATGATTTCATACACTTCAGTAGGAAAATCTTATCTGAAGTCTTTTCTTGTGTAAGATCGAGAGCTCGCGAGATGTATGCACATCGCTGGAGCCACTCGTCGGTCACACCTACCAGTCGATTCTCATAAGGATTCTCACCTAGCCCAGAAGTCGGGACCAACTCAAAGTTGGCCAAGGCTCCTGCGAACTGGGCGGTTTCCAAAGAGAAACCCTTCCTACGGTAGAGTTGCATCTTGGAATCAGAGACAAAGGCAGCAGCCATTATACGCTGTTGTCTAGTCACCTTCCAAGTAGTCGGAGCGAATTCGGAGGGAACGCCATATCCACCTAAGTGAACAGGCAGGTACCAATTCGGTTGGAACCTTCCCTTCCATTTTCTACTCCAGCTCTCAAAAGCTCTAGGTAACATACCAGCGGTCCAAGGGACCAGCCGGATCATCTCACCTAAATCTTTACCTATCTGGTCGGGTGTCGCTGCGGATTCTCCAGCCTTAAGACTATTGCCTAAGCATAGTTTAAGGTTGAGATAACCACTTCGATACATCCCGCCAGATCTCAAAAGGTAAAGACGCGAGTTAATGAGTGCAACTCTCCTCGACATATAACTCTTGCCAATGCTAACCTGAAGCCCACTTTCAGCTGTAACCGTCCAGAAATAGGAACGGAAATCAGCAGGGCTTCGGAACAGCATGTCATCACCATTAATCAAGTTATTACGCAAGATCAAATCAGCGGAATCCTTTCGCTGCTTGCGCTGTAATCTTGACTTTGAATCGTTAACATACCTTCGACAAGCCTCATGGAGGCAAGCGAGGTTGATAACGCAAAGTAGTGGAAATGACAACGGGTGACCCATAAGTTGGCCACCTGTCTGGTTAAGAATTTCACCATCTGGATAGACTACTCCAGCATTCATCATTGAAAGCCAGGCAAGTCTGGATTCAAACAGGTCATTCAGCGGCATTAATGCTGCATTGGAAGCTTGCTTGAAAATCAAATCAGTCGCACTTCGATAGTCGACCGACATCCAGAACCAAGAGGACGGTGTGTTCTTGTAAACGAGATCTACCTTCGCATCAATATCAATCGTCATCGTTGACGATGGGTGCTTCTTCCAAGCAGAAAGAAGCTGACCCTGTGCGGGTTGTAGAGCGGTGTACAAATACCCATCTCCTTTTGTGATTATACGGAACTTTCCAGGTTCCGGAATCGCCTGGACCTCAACGCGAAGAAGATTTCTACGGAACTGTGTCCGCTCGACTTCCTTACGAGCAGCATCGAACGTAGATTGTCTCCATTGATTAGTCTGTAAAGACCAATCACGGAGCTTCCCAAGCTTGGAGTCCAAACTAGGTTTCATCATCGACTGGAACAAGCTGGATGTCCCGCCTTCAAGTTTTGTTTTTTGAATGCAGGCCGATCCAGTTGGCATCAGTTTCTGAGGAGGCGGCAGGTGTTGAAACACCCGCGCGGAAACCTTTGAGATCATTGAAAGTATCTCATACGTCGGTTTCTCGGTCTTGCGACCACAAATGTATTCCTTGTGATCAGCAAGAGCCGCTTGCTCAGATTCCTTAGTCAGACGTGGCCATGCCCGTTTTGACATCAGGAACGAATAAAGGAATGTGAAGTCCTTTCGAGCACGTGCTCGGACAATCATATTCCGGATGAACCCAACAAAGAGAGGCTCAGCGAAGTCGGGCGAAGGTAAAGGAGGATACTCAGGTTCTTTTGAGTCCTCACACGCTTTCGCAAACAGAAGAGCGAGGTGGTACTTTAAGTACTTCACCTCTGAATTCTTCTGGTCTTCGCGAGCTGCTAGGTTGTCGTAGCTCTTAACCAAAGATCTACACAACCGCCCATACGACTTGTCGCTAAAGAGATTTCCATTTCTCCTAGCGACGATCGTATAAAGCAGTGCTTGAATTAACATTTTCACGTGGGAAGAACGTCTTTTAACAGACTGTTCGACCGTTTTCATAATCTTGACGACGGACCGCGAGGTGTTAATTCCTCTCATCCTTTTATCCATCGTAGCAGCAACCGTACTGCCAACGGCAGGCACCAACACAACCGTAGTTGGTGTGTCAGAGGGAGTCATTATTGACCCCAAAGGCTCGGAGTGTTTTCGTTCGTCGAAGACGCTGCGGCTGGACCCCTGTGGCCCAGCAAGATCGGAAGTAATGAATTGAGTATTCATTAGATTCG